ATAAATGAAGCGGGTAAGGAGGTTGAGACACCTGTTAAACCTGGTGTTGATACACCGTCAAAACCAAAACCCGGTACTCCGTATCAACCAAAACATCAGCCGGCTCCAAAGGCGGGTAAAGAGGTTGAGACACCTGTTAAACCTGGTGTTGACACTCCATCAAAACCTAAACCCGGTACTCCTTATCAACCAAAACATCAACCGGCTCCAAAGGCTAAAAATGGAAAAATTCCAACATGGTTGTCGTTTAAATCAATCGGTATTAATTTAAAATAATATGAGTGCAAATTACAATTACGAGACAGTTTTCAAGATTAAAAATAAATTGGAAAAAAAATCTTTAACTGAAAAATTAAGTAGAAACGAAAAAATTCTTTTAGAATCGGTGTATGAAGCTTTGAATGAAGCTCCAATTGACTACGAAGGACCTGAAAGAATGGAACCTGGTATTGAAAGAAAAATCACATCAAAAGAAACACCTTATAAAGAACATCCAAGTTTACCTGTAGGTGATAGAGATTTCATTGAATTAATTTCATCTAAAAGATTTAAAGATTCTGTAGATAAGGTTAGAAGAGTTATGGGTAACACTACGGCTATTCAGGGACCAAATCCTATTATGGGATTAATGATGACTGTTATGCAATCTTTACAACAAATTGTTAGTATTCAAATGAACAACAAGGAGGAGTTAGAAAAATTAGCAGTTGATTTAGTTGTGAAAGAATTAGGTATACCTGAAGGAAGTTTACAATTTGATGCTCAACTTGTAATGCAACCAATGAGTTCTGCTGAAGGAATGAAACCTCAACCTAAAATGCCATCAGAAGAAGAAATTAAAGAATTTATAGGGGATGTTGAAACTTTTAATTTAGAAAGAGCTAAAAGAAGATTTATTAATTCTTTAATTCAAGGAGCGGCATTTAAGGGTGGTCACATGTTTAATTTAGTTTCAAGTGAGCTTGAAGAGATTGACCCAAGATTAATGAACTTATATACTGTTTCACAATCATTAATGGAACACTCATATTGGTTATTCCCTGACATGGAAGGTATGGCTGGAAGTGGTGAAGGACAAATGGGTCAAGAAGAAGTTGACACTGAGACTGACCCACCAACAGTAAGAGCTAAAGCTTTGACTTTCCCATTGTTAGTACATGAATTAGTTAAAGGTGTTTATGAAGTATTTGGTACACATGGTTTACCTGACGACCCAAAGGCTGCGGAATTGGTTATGGGGGCTGAAGATACACTTCCTTCTGAAATTTGGGATTCAAGATTAGGACCTGTATTTTGGGAAAAGTTCCAAGAAGCATATCCGTTAGAACTTTTTGAAGATGATATGAAACACATACAACATCATTTGTTTTTCAGATTCTCTAAATTAGATGCTAAACAATTCTTCAAAGTAAGTAATGCTATTTTAGCAGGTAATCCTGAAGGTATGGTATTCATTCAAAGATTGGTTGATGAAATTGTTTCTGATTTGAAAAAACAAGAATATGATGACGCAATGAATCAATATGATTCAGATGACGATGTTGATGATATAGACATTTCAAGTTTAGGATTTTAAAAAAACAAACCCCTCAATAGAGGGGTTTCTTATTAATGAACAATTATTATATTTATTAATAAAGGTATGACGAAAGAACAAGTAATGATTGAGTATGTTAGATGTATGAGGGACACACCTTATGCACTAAAAACATATTTACAAACTTATGACAATACTGTGTCAAAATATGTTCCATTGGAATTATTTCCTGACCAAATTAGTTTGTTACAAGATTATGAAGAACATAATGAAAATATTGCGTTAAAGTATAGACAGGCAGGTGTATCTACAGTTACTGCCGCTTGGGTCTCAAAAAAATTAGCGTTTGCTAAAAAAACTAAACCCGAAAAGATTTTGATTATTGCTAACAAATTGGATACTTCCTTGGAGATGGCAAATAAAATCAGGTCGTTTGTTAGTCAATGGCCTGATTGGGTTAGTATTGATTTTGCTACCGAAAAAAATTCACAAAAACATTATAAATTAAATAATGGATGTGAGGTTAAGGCGGTTGCAACATCTAAAGATGCCTTGAGAGGTTTCACTCCAACAATATTGATTTTTGACGAAGCTGCCTTTATTGAGGCCGATAGTGACTTTTGGGCAGCTTGTATGGCATCTCTTTCTACGGGTGGTAAAGTGATTGTGGTATCAACACCTAATGGATACGACGCAATATATTATGAAATATATGACCAAGCAAACAGAAGTATGAATGATTTTAAAATTTCTGAGATGTATTGGTATCGTGACCCACGATATACAAAAGATTTATATATGGTTAAGACAAGAGATATCATTCATTATCTTTTGAACAAAGAAGAATATCCTATTAATGATATTATTAGTTGGGAACCAATACCATTTTCTAATAGAAACTATGATGACTTAAAAAAAATCATTGACGACGGTTACAAACCATGTTCATCTTGGTTTGAAAGTATGGTGAAAAAACTTAAATATGACAAACGTAAAGTTTCTCAGGAGTTGGAATGTAACTTTTTAGGTTCGGGTGATAACGTATTTGATTCTAATATGATGCAAAATATTAGAGAAAATATGATTCTTGAACCACAAAACAAAATGATGGGGAATTCCTTGTGGATATGGAAAGAGCCTGTATTAGGTCACAAATATATCATGGGTGTTGACGTTTCAAGAGGGGATAGTGAGGACTTTAGTTCTTTTCAAATAATTGATTTTGACGAGAGAGAACAGGTTGCTGAATTTGTTGGAAAACTTCCACCTGATACTATGGCTGAAATATGTTATAAATGGGCGAATATGTATTCTTGTTTTATTGTAATAGATATTACCGGAGGTATGGGAGTTTCTACCTCAAGAAAGTTACAAGAAATGGGTTATAAAGATTTATATGTTGATGGTGTTGACACCGCTAATAAGTGGAAATACGACCCAAAGGCTACTGAAAAAATACCAGGTATTAATTTTAATAATAAACGTGTTCAAATAATTGCATCGTTTGAAGAGGCGTTGAGACATGAATTTAAAATTTATAGTTCAAGATTGTTTAACGAAATGAATACTTTTATTTATATCAATGGACGACCTGACCACCAAAAAGGACAACATGATGACTTGATTATGTCACTTGCAATGGCTTGTTATGTTGCGGAATCTTCATTTACAAATTTGAAAAGAGTTACCGAACAAACAAAGGCAATGTTGGATTCATGGAGTGTATCCAATAACGATAATATAAGTAAACAAATTGAATTTAATCCTGTGATACCAACTCTTACTGACAATATGAATCAATCTAACAGGAATAGTCACTCAAGAGAGGATTATATGAAATACGGTTGGTTATTTGGAGTTAAGTAATATTTATGACTAATGGGATTTTCATCAAGAAAGAGAACGAAAAGTATTTACATGGGGTCAAAGTTAAGTGTCCCTGGTCAAGGTATATATACGGCCAAATTAAGCCCGTCTGAAAAAACGCAAGTTAACATACAAAGTAATAGAGAGCCAAGACCTTCATCAACACCAAATCCGACTATAACACCGACAAATACTGTAACACCGACTATAACACCGACAAATACTGTAACACCGACAAATACTGTAACACCGACTATAACACCGACTATAACACCGACAAATACTGTAACACCGACTATAACACCGACAAATACTGTAACACCAACAATAACACCAACTGAAACTCCTACACCTACACCAACACCTTCGTCAACACCTATACCAGTACCATTTATTAGCATTTGGGATACTACCAACACTTCGGCAGGGTCATCAACTTCTAATCAGGTGTCTTTACCTTTAGACGCCTTTGGAATTTATAATGGTACAATTGATTGGGGTGACGGTAATATTAGTGCTAATACTTTTGCAAACAAAATTCATACGTATTCATCACCAGGTGTTTATACAATAACTATATTAGGAACAAATATTGGATTTGGCCCATTTAATAATGGTGGTGATAAACTTAAATTGATTGAAGTAATTCAATGGGGAAGTTTTGCTCTTCAAGGGGCATCCTTACAAGGTTATTGGTTTTCGGGATGTCAAAATTTAAAATTATCTGGAGTTACCGACTCTCTTATTTTAGGTTATACAACTGATTTAACTTCAATGTTTAGTAATTGCACTTCATTAACTACAATAAACAATTCAAATAGTTGGGATATATCAAATGTCCAATATACAAAAAATATGTTTTATTTATGCAACTTTAATGATTCGGGTATTTCATCTTGGGATGTATCAAATGTAATTAATATGGATGGTATGTTTTTATTTAACACATTATTTAACCAAGATTTAAATTCATGGAATGTATCAGGAGTTACTAACATGAATGCTATGTTCCAAAGTGCAACTTCGTTTAATCAGCCGTTAAGTGGATGGAATACATCTAATGTAACAAATATGGCTGGAATGTTTGGTCTTGCAACGTCATTTAACCAAGATATTGGGTCATGGGATGTATCAAAAGTTACTTCTATGAGTACTATGTTTTTTAATTGTAATTCATTTAACAAACCTTTAAATTCTTGGAATGTATCAGGTGTTACATTTATGCAAGCGATGTTCTTTGGTACAACATTATTTAATCAAGATATTGGGTTATGGGATGTATCAAACGTAACTGTCATGACTAATATGTTCCAAAACGCAACTAATTTTAATCAAGATTTATCTTATTGGTGTGTTCCATTAATACCTTCATTACCATTAAATTTTGACACAAGTACACCTTCTTGGATATTACCTAAACCAGTATGGGGAACATGTCCACCTTAAAATATTATTTAAATATTTAAATATAAAGATTTAGAATTAAAATTATAATATGGAAAACAATCAAAATAATCAATTAACGGTTTGGCAAAGATTATCCCAAGCATTTGGGCCCAATTCTTTACTGAATCAAGATTATCCAACTTACAAATACGATAAAGAAGAATTATTAAAAACCACTTCTAAACAAGAGTATGATAATGAACTTTTACAAGCTCAACAAACTTTTTATTTAGCAAATCAGTGGACTAAAATTGAAAGTAATTTATATACTCAAGCAGTATATTATGAACCAACTCGTTTGGCTTCTTTCTATGATTACGAATCTATGGAATATACTCCTGAGATATCTGCAGCGTTAGATATCTATGGTGAAGAATCAACAACTGTTGACCAAAATGGTTATATGTTACAGATTTATTCTGAATCTAAACGTATTAAATCAATCTTAGCGGATTTATTTAACAACGCATTAGATTTAAATACTAACTTACCTATGTGGACAAGAAACACATGTAAGTATGGTGACAACTTTGTTTACTTAAAATTGGATGCTGACAAAGGAGTTGTTGGATGTATGCAATTACCAAATATTGAGATTGAACGTCTTGAAAGAGGTATGGCTGCAAAATCTCAAAATGTTGATGAACCAAAAGAACACAAAGGTTTGAGATTTAAGTGGAAGGCTAAAGACATGGAATTTAATTCATGGGAAATGGCTCACTTCAGATTGTTAGGTGATGATAGAAAACTTCCTTACGGAACTTCCATGTTAGAAAAAGCAAGACGTATTTGGAAACAATTATTGTTATCTGAAGACGCGATGTTGATTTATAGAACATCAAGAGCACCTGAAAGAAGGGTATTTAAAGTGTTTGTTGGTAACATGGATGATAAAGATGTTGAACCGTATGTACAAAGGGTTGCCAATAAGTTTAAAAGGTCACAAGTTGTTGATAGTGCTACGGGTAACGTAGATATGAGATTCAACCAAATGGCGGTTGACCAAGATTATTTTATACCTGTTCGTGACGCAGCTGCTGCAAATCCTATTGATACATTACCTGGTGCTACAAACCTATCAGAAATTGCGGATATTGAATATATTCAAAAGAAATTATTAACGGCTCTTCGTGTACCTAAAGCATTTTTAGGATTTGAAGAGGTAGTTGGTGATGGTAAAAACTTATCATTACAAGATATTCGTTTCGCAAGAACAATTAACAGAATTCAAAAATGTATGATTGCAGAATTAAATAAAATTGCAATTGTCCATTTATTTATTTTAGGATTTGAAGACGAATTAAATAATTTTACGTTAGGTCTTACAAATCCATCCACACAAGCCGACTTACTTAAAATTGACGTTTGGAAAGAAAAAATACTTCTATACAAAGACGCAGTTACCGCCATTGAGGGTATTGCCCCTGTATCTGTTTCTTGGGCTAAGAAACATGTTTTAGGATTCTCAGATGATGAAATTAAACTTGATTTACAACAACAACGTATTGAAAAGGCAGTTGGAGCTGAGTTAACTAATACTCCAACAATTATTATTCATACAGGAATATTTGATAACGTTGATAAACTTTATGGAACTAAGTCAGGTAGTACCACATCTGCGGGAACAACACCTCCACCGCCACCTGGTGATGAATTAGGAGGAGCGCCAACACCACCGGCAGGAGGACCTGAAGGAGGATTACCTGAAAGTGAGAAAAAAGATAATTACAATATTCTTTTAGAATCTGATGGTTTTCTTGACGATGATTCTTTCATTGATTTATCAAGAGGGAAAAATTATTTAGGGGAGATTGAAGAACAATTGAGTAAAATATTAAGAGATTGATATTTATAAATAAAAAGAAATGAAATTTGGTATTTTAAAATCAAAAGTTGATAGAAGATT